TATCTATGCGTTCTTACTAGGGGCAGGTAATGCCAAGGTAGCACAGATACTCAAGGTCAAACAGAAGGAAGCAAAGCAAGCAGTAGAGAACTTCATGCAATCAATCGAAGGTCTTGCTGATCTAAAGAAGAAAGTTATACCACACATAGCTAAACGTGGGTGGTTCAAAGGTCTTGATGGGCGCAGGGTTATAGTACCCTCAGAACACAAGACACTAGCAGGTATGCTTCAGAATGGTGAGTCAACCATAATGAAACATGCGTCACTTGATTGGGTATACAAAGCTAAGAGACAGTTCCTTGAGTTCAAGCTTGTTACGTGGCCTCATGATGAGTGGCAAACAGAAGTGCGTGGGCAGATAGAAGACGCTGAACTACTAGGTAAGATACAAAGGCAATCTATTGTTGACACTGGTGAAAAGTTTGGTATGATCTGCCCACTCGCAGGATCAACTGACATAGGACATAATTGGAAGGATACTCATTGATTTGGATTTATTCACTATCACCTGTAATTTATGTCTTGACATTACAATTAATAACGTGTATGTTGAACAAACGAATCAGTAAAGAAAAGGAAATTAATAATGGTAGCTAAGAAAAAAACTAAGTATGGTGTATTCGAAGGTGACTTGTATTATGCACGTATCTTTGTAGACAACATAGATGACTCAGAATACCATGAACGTACAGAAGGGCAGTTCAATACTGTGTTCGTACCCAAGGACGATGATGAGCTACAGAAGATTGTTGAGCTAGGTTTCCCTGAGGAATCAATGGGCAACCGTATGATCAAGCCAATCTCTGCAGCAGAAAATCGTGCAGGTATGAAACTAAAACGTCCTAATAAACACCCTTCTGGTATTGAAGATTTTGGTGGTGCGCCATCCGTTACCCACGGCACTACCAATAAACCTTGGGACTACATAGAAGACGGTGCTCTTGGTAACGGCACTAAGGCCAAGGTTAAAGTCTCTATCTATGGGGAAGGTGCTACTGCCTCAGTTAGATTAGAGAAAGTCGGCATCCTCGAACACGTACCATTTGTAGAAATGGATACAGAGGATCGTTGGTAACAACCCATGTACTCCTTTCGTTGTAACTGGCAGGGCTTCGGCCCTGTCCTTTTTCCCTGAGGTTAGATATGAAATACGCAGTAATGATTATGTTTGATACAGACGAGGACTACAACTACGTGCCTGAAGAGTGGCCTTGTAATACCACAGAGAGTTACAAACCAAAGCTGTTCGATACTTACGAAGCAGCAGAGATAGAACGTAGTAAGTGGAACACAGGAATTATAGTGGACTATAGTGACGAGATACTTAGGCCAATGACAGAGAAGGAACGTCAACGTGCTAAAGAACGACAACTTGCAAATACTGGTTGATGGTGATCCATTTGCTTATCGTGCAGCTTTCTCTTGTGCAGATGAAGAGACACAAGCAGCAGTAGAAAAGATTGATGAGCTACTAGAGACTGCACTTGAGGCAGTATTGTGGGAAGTAACTGATGACAAGTATCAGATATTCCTGACAGGTAAGGGTAACTTCAGAAGAAAGATTGCTGTCACCAGAGAATACAAAGGCAATAGGAAACAAGAAAAACCTGTACACCTTGGTGATATTAGACAGCACCTGATTGATAACTGGAAAGCTATTGTGTCCAAGGATGAAGAGGCTGATGACCTTATAGGTATATGGTCTAACCCTAACAGGATTGTCATATCAATAGACAAGGATATGTTACAGCTACCCTGTACACACTATAACCCACACAAGAGATCATGGCAGACAGTAGAAGAATTTGGTGGACTCAAGTTCTTTTACAAGCAGATACTGACAGGAGACTCAGCAGATAACATACAAGGTATCTATGGTGTTGGCCCTAAGAAAGCTGATAAGATACTTGCTGACTGTAAGACAGAGCAGGAGTTGTATGAAGAATGTGTCAGAGCTTATGATGGTGATGAAGATAGAGTCATTGAGAATGGTAGATTACTTTGGTTAAGAAGAGAAGAAGAACAGATATGGCAACCACCCAAGTTCACAGATTCAGATCAGGATTAGAAGAGCGTAACGCTAAGTACCTTACAAAGAAACGTGTCAAGTTTGAGTACGAGACACTGAAGGTACAGTGGCGTGATATGAGAGTAAGAAAGTACACCCCTGACTTTATACTACCCAACGGTATTATAGTTGAGACTAAAGGCAGGTTTACTCTACCTGATAGAAATAAACACAAGTGGATACAGGAGATACACCCTGAGCTTGACATAAGATTTGTCTTTAGTAATCCTTACCAAAGATTAAATAAAGGTGCAAAGAGTACCTACGCAGATTGGTGTGATTACTACGGCTTTTTATTTGCTAAAGAAGTAATACCACATGACTGGATAAAAGAAAGAAAGAAAAAGATATGTTTGAACTCGGTGGTTTAGTTTGGTGGCAGTGGTGGATACTAATTATGGTTACAATAAATACAACAATAAATGCTATAGTGTTTTTTAAGCATAGGTTTAAGGGGAAGAATGATGATTAAAGTACACCAATACATAGATGGTCCTTATGATCACGGTGATAAGTGGACTTTACTTTGTGAGATAGAAGAAAAAGGTATGTTGTTTGAGGACGAAGTTCCTTTCAAAGATTTCAACTCTGCCTACACTTTTATGAATCAGATAAAAACATCAGTAGAACCTATAATTTATAATACAGAATCGTACCTTTGGGTACATTAAGGCTTGACAATGTTTGACCATGATAGTAAGATAGAAGCTCTTGTCGATAACTACGGACTAAAGTTATTGATGGAACAGAATGATTTGGATGACGAAGCAATCATACGTAAGTTAGTTGATGATGGTACTATCAACGTGAATGATTACTTTTATTTGGATGTTGAGATAAAACAATGGGAGGAACAAGAACAGTGATAACTCTACCTGATATAAATGCTTTTCAATACTACAACCAAGACCCTCTTGATATGAATAAGTATCAACAGCAAGCTGCATCAACAGCTATCTATGATAATAAACACGCAGTCATATACCCTGCGTTGGGTCTAGCTGCTGAAGCAGGAGAGGTAGCAAACAAAGTCAAAAAGATTATGAGAGATGGGGACTTTGATCGTGAGGCTATAGCTGACGAGATAGGGGATTGTCTTTGGTATATAGCTGCACTATGTAGAGACTTGAATGTAGACATGGAGAACGTAGCCTACAGTAACCTAGATAAGTTACATAGCAGACAAAAGAGAGGAACACTAAGAGGTAACGGAGACAAGAGATGAGCTACTGTGATATGAAAGGTTTGATATGGCCCTTCTTATTCTGTGTGTTTGTTATCTGTATACTTCCAGTTCTATTAGTAGACAACGCAAAGTATTGTAAACAAAGTATAGTACCATGTTATCCGTGGACAGACGTAGAGGAATACAAATGAATAATTATTTACCAACCGATTACCAAGCGTTCATACATACATCAAGGTATGCACGATGGTTAGAAAAAGAACAACGCAGAGAGACTTGGGCTGAGACTGTTGACAGATACATGGAGAATGTAGTTATACCTGTCATGGGTAAAGACAGCTTTGTCAAACAGATAGAAGAATCAATACTTAACCTAGAGGTTATGCCTAGCATGAGGGCTATGATGACAGCAGGTAAGGCGTTGGATAGAGACAACACATCAGGCTACAACTGCAGCTACCTACCTGTCGATGACCCTAAGTCATTCGATGAGGCTATGTTTATCTTGCTCTGTGGTACTGGTGTAGGCTTCTCAGTAGAACGACAGTTCGTACAGCAGCTACCTGAAGTACCTGAGCTTTACGAAAGCGACACCACAGTTGTTGTCAAGGACAGTAAAGAGGGTTGGGCTAAAGCTTTCAGACAACTGTTGGCATTGTTGTGGGCAGGAGAGATACCTAAGTGGGATGTATCAAAGGTAAGACCTGCAGGTGCTAGGCTAAAAACATTTGGTGGTAGAGCTAGTGGCCCTGCTCCTTTGGTTGACCTGTTCAACTTCTCTATAAAGATATTCAAAGATGCACAAGGACGTAAGCTATCATCAATAGAGTGTCACGATCTTATGTGTAAGATTGGCGAGGTTGTAGTAGTTGGTGGTGTCCGTAGGTCAGCTATGATTAGTTTGTCTAACTTGTCAGATGATAGGATGAGACACGCTAAGTCAGGTGATTGGTGGACTAACGATCCTCAACGTGCATTAGCTAACAACTCCGTAGCCTACACAGAGAAGCCTGATAGCCTGTCGTTCATGCGTGAGTGGATGGCTCTAGTCGAATCAGGTAGTGGTGAGCGAGGTATCTTCAACAGAGAAGCAAGCAAGGCACAAGCTGCTAAGTATGGTAGGCGTGATCCTAACTACGAGTTCGGGTGCAACCCGTGCAGCGAAATCATACTTAGACCTTACCAGTTCTGTAACTTGACAGAGGTTGTTGTTAGGTCTGGTGATAACTTCGCTGACCTAGCACGTAAGGTTAGGATAGCTACAACACTAGGGACTATACAGTCTACCTACACTAAGTTTCCTTACCTTCGTAAGATATGGAAAGATAACACAGAAGAAGAGCGTCTGCTAGGTGTATCTCTAACAGGCATAATGGACAACCCTTTATTAACGAGTAAAAGCAATGGACTATCAAAGAATCTCGAAAACCTTAGACAGGTTGCAGTTAACACAAATAATAGTCTGGCTGATAGTCTTGGGATTAATCCTTCAACTGCTATTACCTGTGTCAAACCCTCAGGAACAGTCAGTCAACTCGTTGACAGTGCCTCAGGTATCCACGCAAGACATTCCAAGCATTACATCAGAACAGTAAGAGGTGATAACAAAGACCCACTGACAGCCTTTATGAAGGATCAGGGAATACCTAGTGAACCTTGTGTAATGAAACCTGATCAGACTACAGTGTTCAGCTTCCCTATCAAGTCACCAACCAACGCTATAGTTACTGAGGATATGTCAGCTATAGATCAGCTAGAGACATGGCTCATGTATCAGAGACATTGGTGTGAGCACAAGCCTAGTGTGACTATCAACGTAAGAAAGGATGAGTGGTTCGAGGTTGGAGCGTTTGTCTATAAACACTTTGATGAGATGTCAGGCGTATCTTTCCTACCTTACAACGAACACACTTACCAACAAGCACCTTATCAGGATATAATGAAGAGTGAGTATGTGACATTATTGTCACTAATGCCAGAGAAAATAGACTGGTCAGCCTTGACAGAATACGAAAAAGAAGATAGTACTAACTCAAGTCAGGCGTTTGCTTGCAGTGGTGACGTATGTGAAGTAGTAGATATAGGAGCTTAGATGGACGATGTAGTAAATAAGCCACCACACTATGGTGATGGCGAGATAGAGTGTATTGATTATATGAGAGACAACATGGACACTATGATGTTCATGGGCTACTTAGAAGGTAACTGTAAGAAGTATCTACATAGGTACAGATACAAAGGTAAACCTGTAGAAGACCTGAAGAAAGCTAAGTGGTACTTAGACAGGTTGATACAGGAGATGGAAGGAAACTAAATGTTTACTGCTATAATTTTAGCCTGTAATATGACAGTGACAGACTGTAGAAGCTTTGGTACACCTAGAGTTTTTAACTCAGAGAAGGAGTGTCTTGCCTCTGTAGCCGATGGTAAACTTCAACTAGAAGCACAGGGTTGGATGATCATGGACTCTCATTGTCATATGTGGGGTAGTAAGGTATAAAAAAGGGGAGCTACTTAGGCTCCCTCATTTCTTTCTTTTCTTTCCTGATGCTGTTGTGGACCAAGATACTCTCTTCGGTCCTTTCTTTTTGGAAGCCTCCTTCTTAGAGATTCTTCCTGCCACCGACTTCGGACGACAGGCAGGATACGGACGCTTGCTTCCCTTAGCTTTCTTGCGTCCACACTTCTTACCAGTCTTAACATCAACCCAATCCTCAGCAAACCATTTACCTAAACCACCCTTAGCCATTACCCTCTAGCCTTCTTCTTTGCTGTTTTACTTAGCTCACTAAAGTGATAAAGCTTCTTACTTGTTTTACCGTGGGTTTTACCTGAGTGTAGGTCTCCGTTAGGCATCTTGTGACTACCACCTTTGTGTTCAGTTCCATCTCTGAAGTAATGTTTTTGTCCCTTAGCCATGTCTATGCTTTCTTTACTCTGTTATCTGCGCCCTTCCACTTACCACCTTTAGACTTGTACCATTTAGCGGCCCAAGCATTTGCGTAAGCTGAAGGGTATACCTTAAACTTTTTCTTTGCTGCTGCTTTAGCCCTTGACCAAAGAGCAGGATTAGTTGGTACTGATTTAGCCATTACTTAACCTCTTACTATTTCTTACTTCCCATCGCAGTAAACCCAAAGTACGCTCCTACAAGTGCTGATACAGATACAACGTAGATGTTAGCTATGTCAGCTATCAACATTGCTGCAGTCTCTTGACCAATTATAGTACAGAAAAAGATACCTGCAGGGTATAACACCATACCTGAGAGAGCAAACCAAGTCATGTTGCGTTGGGCATCACGCTTGGCATCGTCATCCTCAATTTTTCTACGTCTATCTTCTAGGTAAAGCTGACGCTCTTCGGCATCTAGCTTACCGTTCTTATCTAAGTCGTACTCTTCTACCATTATAAATCGACCCAACCCATAGCGACTAGTAAGCCTAGCGCCCCACCACATATCAACAAGAATATTACTACAGTAATAAACGCCATCTCAGCGTTCTCTTTCATGCGTTCAGCATCTATTCTTGCCTGTCTCTCCGCTTCTTTTCTTTCTTGAGCAACTTCTCTACGAAGTTTGAGTAGTTCTTGATAAGCAGAATAACCAATGTTGTTAACAATAAACTCCCTCAATTCTTCCTCAGCCTGTTTAGCCTGTTGGCGTTTCATAAAGGTGTCTAAGGCTTCTTCGTTTGTGCTACTAAAGGGACTCTGCTTCTTCTTCTCGTGAGCTTTCTTTGCACCGTCTACACTGTCAAAAAAACCTGCTAGTTCCTTGGACATAGAGGCTATTGTTCTACCTGCACTTATACCACCCTTTACAATCGCTAATGCGCTGAGTGGATCAATCATAGTTAGTGCCTCGGATCAAGCATATCTTTGTGGTCTCTATTGATGAACTCAAGTGTTCTCTCTAGCAGTGCTACTCTCTGTTGTAACTCAACTATACGCATGATACTCAAGCTCATACCGTCTATCTCTTCCCATAATTCGTCAGTCTCATCGTATACGTCTGCTTCCATCTCAGCCATGATACCAACTGCTTCGTTTATGTTGTCTTTGTTCTGCTCAATATCTCTTAGCATATTTACTTTATCAGTAGTGTTGCTTTGAGCATCAAGAACTGCGACAGTTTCTTCAAGGTTAGCTATTATAGAAGCTTGCTCACTGGCATACCAGACCATCCCACCTAAGGAACTGCAGACAATACCAATCACTGCTATATTTACTTTAGGTAATTCCATTACTTATCTCTCAATGAATACTCTATACTGTCAAGCTTTCCAAAAATTGCCTTGATAGTTTCCTTCATCTCTTTCATTTCTCTGTCATAGGAAAGTTTGGATGCTTCCATTTGAGCAGCTAGTACAGCTATCTTTGTCTCGTGTCTAGCACCTTTGTTAAATAAATGCCAACCTAGGAGAGCCATAGGTAAAATTAACCACTGCATCAGTAGATCAGCCATCTCATACATTTCAACTACCATTTCTTACACGACCAGTATCGTGCAGTCATCTTATCTTTAGCTGTGTCACACTTGTGCCTTGCACGAAAAGACTTTCTACGTTTAGGGTTGTTCTTCTTTATTGTCATGTTGGCATCTCCAAACCTAATGATCTTTTCCTTACCACCCTGACAAGCCTTGACGACAAACTTCTTGCCACCAGAAACCTGACGTTTAGGGCTGTTGCACTTCATCTTTGATTTGTCTATTTTAGCCACGATACCTACCAAATGTTATAGTTTTAAGAAAGCCTCTCCAAATTTCTATTGGTGACGGTAGCATCCACCCTAGTACAGCTAGTAGTATCATCCACATAGGTATGTCTTGGTTCAATACCTTGACGTTACCTGCGTCACCATCAATGCTGAACGCACCCTCTGACTGATTGACGTTTACGTTCTCACCTGATATGTCTCTGCTCTGGTCAATAGCTGACTGGTTGTTCTCTTTACCTATCTGTGTGTTGGCATTTACGTTAGTGCCATCACCCTTACCCCCACCACCAAGGCTTCCCATTAGTGCTAGAGGTGACAGACATCCACCTAGAAATAGTACGAGTGTTAGTGCTAGTGCTAGTCTCATATTTATCCTTTTGCTGCTCTAGATACAGCCTCACCTTTTGTTACTTTACCATCTTCATTTACATCTAAATTTTTATTTGCTTCATATGACTTTGTTCTTAAATCTGTATTGTTGTAAATAACAGTATCATCAGGTTTTCCTACTGCTGCAGGTAAATGTATCGCCATATAAATGTCACCAAAGTCTTTCATTCTACCTTTATACTGCATCAAATACTTTTCAACATAAGTCATTTGTTGCTGTCTAGTCATTTGAGATAATTCTTTTGTAGAAGTACCCAAACTTTTTGCAGTATCTTCTATGAATTGAATTAAACCTGTTGCTGAACTATTTTTACTTTTTATTGAAGGACTAAAAGTCCCTATAGTCTCAAACGATATAGCCCTTAGTAAATCTTCATCAGATATTTCTAAATTATTAGAAACTTTTTTGACTGAATCTAAAAATTCTTTATCTTCTTTTACCTCATCTGGTAAAGAAAGACTTAATACACGTTCTTTCCCATCGGAAGGCTGCACCTCATCAGCAACAACATTATCGTCAGAAGTACTAATATTTTCTGGCCTGATTTTAGGTCTAAGTGTAGTTTCAATATTTGATTCCTCTGGTTTTACTTGAGGTCTTAATGACTCACCTTCCTGAGCTATGGGTTGACGAAATGGTTCCGCTAGTGATTCAGTAGCCGTTGTTTCAGGAACTGATTCTCTTGCAACCTGACTCATAGTCTTCATTACAAGGGAACCACCTCTGACAGAGGCATTACCCTCGTTGACAGCAGCTATAGTTTCAACGACCTCTTGACGTTGTGTATCTACTAAAGTCCCACCTGTTACAGATACGTTAACCACTAGTTTTTAATCCTTACGTCACCATTGATGTCAGTGTAGTACTGACCCTTTTTGATAGAAGCAAACAATTTATCATCTGCGTCTGTTTCATCTGACCATACGATTTGCCAAGGATTCTCAAGACTTCCTGAGGATAAACTAGGATCGGCATCAACAGGTCTTATAAGAGTAGACTCTATTTGATCTGTAGGTACTCCAAGTTTTTTCATGTTGTCTATGTAGAACTTTAAACTATTCGAGTTCTTTGTCATTTTTCTGTAGTCTTGAAAAGCTACATTAAACTTGAAACCTACGTTTTCTACCTGACTTCTTTCAAAAGTTGTTAACCTACGTGCTCTATCAGCTACCATTTGTGTAACATTGCCATTGTAATGTTTAGAAGCAAAGCCTTTTACAAGGGGTAACACCTCCCTGTCCATTCTAATCTGACCAGTATCAATCCTTCTTTCTAAGTCATACTCAATCTCACCCAAACCTGTTAGTTTAAAGAAAGATGACTTAGCAGATCCTGAGATGGTTGTTGAAGCTATATTAAATTGAGCCTGTAATCCGTCAATAAGTCTTTTCCTAGCTGTATCTGCTTTTTGTGGGTCAAGTGTTGTGGCTAGTTCAAGCCTTTTATAGGTATCGTCATTATATAGTAGAGACATAGTTTCAGTCTTAAACAACTGAGGGGATGTAGATATGTTTACAGTAGACTGCCCTACTCCTGTAAAAAAGTTTTCTCTAAATTCAGGCTTATTGATAGACTCAAGTGTTACATTTTTTATTCTTTGTGTAACAGCAAAAAATATAGAGTCTTTACGTGCAGTGTTGCTTCTGTCTTCTGCTTTTTCTACTTCTTCTAGTGTGTGTAAGTCTTCTAAAACAGTAGGTACTGCTCCACCACCATCTTGATTTACCTGATTATCCTGACCACCGCCTAAACTAAAAGTATCTAAGTCAGTATATTTTACGTCTTCCGCTGTTAAATTCTGCAGTGCTTTTCTTAACACATCGTAGTTTTCAGCTACGTAATTTGTAGGATCAAATTTATCTGATAACAAAGCAGAGCTTAGTATTGGATCGTCTATCTTATCTCTAGCTAATTTTATTAAAACCTCTGAGTTTGCATTGACAATATCTGCTTTCATTGCAGTAAGAGTTCTCTCGTCATATGTCTCTAGGCTTGTGATAAGTTTATCTAGAGTATCTATCTGACTTTGAACTGCTTGCCAATCACCTTGTTCTATCAGAGGTGGTTTTGTTAGTTGAGCCTTTACAACATCAAAGTCAGTTCTTAGTTTTACTACATTATCTGGAGTAATATTACCTCCTTTTTCTTCAATATCTAAACCTGTAAGAGCAAGACCTCTAATCTTTTCTATTGCTAGGGTTGCTTGAGGTACGTAAGTGTCTAAAAACTCCTGTCTCTCTATGTTTTTTGCGTTGACAAGATATAAGGCTGCTGCTTCTGTTCTTTGAACGTCAGCTATAGCCAAGGCTAGAACATCATTGTCTGTGTAAGGCTTTCCACCTGCCTCTAAAGTTTTTCTTGCGTTATATAGGTAGCCTGTGTTAGCTGAGATTTTCTCAACTGCACTGTTTAAGGCAGATTGCTGAGGGTTTATGTTAATATAGTCTACATCTATACCAGTTTTTATCTTTATCATACGAGATTCAGATTCACCTATCTCATTACCTGCGTTGGTGTAGGTTGATATAAGACTAGTTAGTTTAGCCCTTTGCTGTAAAGGACTTAACCCTTGTAAACCGTCTACACCTGTAGCCAAAGCTCCAAATGCTACCCTGTTTTTCTCTGTTTCACTGGGTGCTGAAGCTCTTTTAGCCCTATCCATAGCATCTAGAGTTTTAAAAACACCTTGACCTATAGAAGTAAGACCATCTATCGCTGCTGCTGAACCTGAGTAACTAGGCATATTCACGCCTTTTGCGTAAGCTGCGCCCTCATCACCCATATCTATTGCAAAACCTGCCATATTTTTTCCTTACCTTACTTGTTCGCTTAAAAGTTTAGCGTCAAACTCAAGGCCAAGACGCATAGCATTTCTCATTATGTCAGGAACTGCTGAAACTCTAACTAAACTTCTCTGTAATTCAAGTTTTATCTTATTAGATAAACTAGAGGACCAAATCTCATCATTGATTTCTTCCCAAAGTTTAGTTCCTCTTATCATATCAGATTCGTTACCTTCTGTCAAGAGGGAAAGAGCTAGAGTTGCTTTTGATTTAAGACGTTTAGACATATCTCTATACCTATTATTTTTCTTAAATATCATTTCCTGATAATCGTAGTAATTTTGTACAGGCGCAGGAGTAGCACCAAACAGAACTGCTGCTGCAGCCGAAGGATCTAGGTTACTAACAACTAACTTTCGTGTCCTACTTCTGTAATTACCTGATTCTATTAACTCTTGTACTTTTACGTACTTATCTACTGTTGACAAGTTTCTCACTAACTGAGTTAAGTCCTCTCTAACCATCTCAGTTCTACCACCCACCATAGCCTTAATAGCATTAACAGCAACTGCTCCCATATCCTTTGATATTTCACCTGATGGGCCAAACAATGTTGTCAATAGACTCTTGTCAAATAGTTTTTTATAGGTATCTTGTATTTGACCTAAGGGTGCTACACGTTGAGCATAAGCAGTTTCTGTGCCAAGTAAATTAGATAACAGTGCGTCTATCAAACCATACTTTAATCTGTTGTGGGTTTCAATAGCTTGAGGATCACTAGAGTCATACCCTAGTT